CTGTAAAGCCTGGTATAAGCAGTAGTGTAAATCCTATATTACGTTTAAGTTCTTTGATCCAAGCTACCTGTTGCTCTACTCTAAATGAGTCTAGTTCGTCTCTTTGCAAGTAATTCACGTAACCCATAACAGCATCTACGTGACCTTTTTCGTTCTCTGAGGCGAAGTTATCCCAGTTTGCAATACGATAATTAGAAAGTTCTGGTTTGTCTTTGAAGAACCAATACCTATATGGACTTGTTAATACAACTACAACTATATCATCTTTAGTAATCTTATCACGTTGTTCTTTGACCTTGTGCATGATCCATTCGTTGCTACAACCGATGATACTATCATTAAGCATAGCATCTACTCGTAGCTTACTTGCTAACTGTCTTGTCCAAGTCCAGTCTGTTTTATAATCTACTGTGAATGAATCTCCGAATATGTATAGTGTCCTCATTTAGTAACTCGCATATATCACAAACAATATACAAGCAATGAATCCTACAACTAATACATGATTGCCAAGATTCAACCAACTTGTTCCTACTGTGTGACTATTCTTCGGGTCTATAAATTTATTTTTCATTACCACCATCCTATTGCTTTTGCATTTCCCAATATAATCATAACACACGTTAGTATGTGTAGTACGATCCAAAACGTTCTGGCCGCTAATGCTTTCTTTACGTCCTTCATTGATATTGGTAGAAACTCTGGTTTGTCTTCATCATTGATACCGATCGGCATACCAACTGTTCGAGCCCACGTTTTTAGAAAACGTCTTTGTCCGCTCATGTATTACTCCTCTTCGTCGTTGCCTAAGTTAGCTAAGAATGATCTTAACTTTGTGCTGTCAGTCTCAGCTTTAATTGGTTTTACTATTTCACCTTGTGTTGGTTCTTTGGGTGTGTCAGGCTCTTTGTCTGTTGTTACACTTGAACGTTTAAGTCCTTCATAAATTGTACTCTTACGTTTATTAAATTCTTGATAGTCTTCATCTTCCGCCAAGTCTCTAATACGTAAACAGTCAATATCAAATTCTAAATCTATCTTTGCACCTACACCTGAACTACTTCTAGTTTTCATTAACTGTATTTGATATCTACCACGTTCACGCATAGCTCTACTTGTAAAGATACCTATAACATTATCAGCAGTTTGTATCTTACTTAAACCACCTGCAATATGCGAATGATCAAATTCAATTTCTTCAACACTAGCTCTGTTTAACTGCGATGCAGTAACAAAGATACATTGTAGTTCCATTGCCAAGTTTCTAAGTTCTTCAGATACAAATTTATCTTTAACAAATAAATCACTTGGACTTACTTTCTTACTCATTGGCATTAACAAGTCTAAGTAGTCAATTAATAATACATCAATCTTTCTATTGTTCTTAACTTCATATTCTTTTACAAAACTTCTAATATCATTTGCAGTCTTACCACTTGGCATATATTTGATCTGCATACTACCTGACTTCTTGCCTACCATCTTAACTTTCATTTCAACAGTATCAAGATCTCTAAATATTTCTCTGCTTGGAATATCTGTCATCATACTATCAATACGCATAGCAACTAAGGCTTCACTTAATTCTAATGTTAGATATACAACGTTCATTCCATTCAATGCCCAGTTACAACCTAAGTTTGCAAGGAACAAAGATTTACCTGCACCACTACCACCTGCAAATATATTCAACTCACCTTTGTTGAATCCACCAAACAGTTTCTTATCTAAACTTTCCCAACCTGTGCTTACTTGTCCATTGTTATCTTTCAATCCCATAAGTCTACCTTTAGGGTCTGCAAAGTAATCTATACCTAGGTCTTTCTGTAAACCTATCTGTACTGCATCTTTAATTTTAGTTTCAACTGGACCATACTCACCCTTTTCAAGTAAGTCTGCACTTTCTAATATTGCACGTTCTAATGCTTTATGTCTACTAAATGTTTCAAAGTCTGTAAGCAACCAATCATAGTGTTGTTCATTAAGTCCTTTAGGAACTTCTAGTTTAACTTGCGTACAAGCACTATTAACAATTTTTTCTGTAGGAAGTGTGTTGTGTTCTTCAACAAAGCCTTTTATAAATTCTGCTGACTGTTGTAATCTTCTATCAAAATTCTGTGGATCAAAGACAGCTTGGCAACGCACATAAGTCTGTGCATCACTTAACATTATCTCCAAATATGTTTTTTGGATATCAAATCCATAGTCAGTATTTTGTTTCATCACTTTGTATTATACCATATTTTATCATTAAAGTCAATGTGTTTTTCGTCCATTGCCAAAACTGCACCAATGCAACTTCCAGGATCACCTGGATTCTTTGGAACATATATGTTATTCCAATTCTTTTTAATTTGATTTACTGCTACACTATTTAAAGCACAGCCTCCTGTTAGTATTAAATTACGACTTGGTAAGTTTTCCAAACACCATTTGCTATTGCTTTTTAGTATAAGTTCAAAAACAAATTGAGTAGCATTTGCTAATCTTTTCATGTCGCTTTCAGTTGTAAGATCTGGTTTGTACCAACTACAACCTTTATGTAGATTATGCTTGAACTTTACGCCTGGCTTTGATCCATCTAATGGACTGTCAATAAACGTACCAATAACATCATTAACGAGATGTAAATTTTCCTGTGTGTTTATATCGTGACCTGCGGGTGCAACTTTATATTCTTCTGCGTTAGGTTCGAATCCACAACGTTGTGTCATTGCACTATAAAACAATCCAACACTATGTGGATACTTTCCTGAATACACTTGCTTGAGTCCTGCACCAGGTACATATGAATCACCCGTCCATATAGTAAACGTTTCAAACTCACCTATTGAATCTAAACACATAATAGTTGCATTAGGTAATCCACTAGTAAAGAATCCGTATGCGGCGTGTGACTTATGATGTTTAGCATACACTATAGGACAAGTTATGCCCCACTTCTTAAGATACTCTTTGATATTATTTTCTTTGTATAGCCAACCTTGTCCTGCTCTCCATTGTCTTAAAGTTTTCAAGAAAGGTTTTTCATACCAAACAACTCTGTCAGGTGGACCATAGCTTTGCCTTGCGGCTTCTATCTGTGTCCAACTAAAGTCTGGATCATTAGGAACGTCAGAAAAGTCTTTAGACATACAAGCCCATACAGGTTTGTCATCTATGAATACTGCCAATGAAGCATCATGACTGTTTCCTACCATTCCCCAAGTAATCATTATCTTGTCTCCTTGATCTTATCTGCTAATCCGTATGCTACTGTTTCTTCAGCACTCATAAAATAATCTCTATCCATATCACGCATAAAGTCATCATATGTTTTACCTGCTGTGTTGTGTTTAACATATAGCTTGGTTAAGTTTTCTTTTAAGTATTGTATTTCCTTATAACGTATTTCAATATCACTTGCCATACCTTTTGCACCACCACTTGGTTGATGAATCATTGTACGTGCATTTGGTAACAGGATACGTTTACCAGGAGCACCTGCTTGGGCTAGGAATGATCCCATTGAACAAGCCTGTCCTAATACTATTGTACTAACATCACACTTAACAAATTGCATTGTATCGTAAATGCTCATGCCACTTGTAATAACTCCACCTGGGCTATTAATATAAAAATTAATATCCTTTTCAGGACTTTCACTTTCTAAAAAAAGCATTTGTGCAACTACAATATTTGCACTATGGTCTTCTACAGGACCATTCAACATAACAATCCTATCTTTTAATAGACGGCTGTAAATGTCGTATGCTCTTTCTCCTTTGTTGGTAGACTCGACTACCATAGGTATAAGATTTGACATCTATTGTTTCTCCTTTATAATTGTATAAATTTTATGTAACGTATAAAACCAAACACCATTAATAGCTGGTTCAACTAACGCAACTGCACCTGCTTCCCATAAACTTGCACCAGTCATTACACTAACGACAGTCATAGCAATTATGATATGACCCATTGTATAGATGACAGCAAGACTTAGAGAAGAGTTACCTAGCTTCTTTGCTACGTTAAATATTCCTTCACTAAATTCAGTCATTGCCTTCCTCCTTTCCTAATACATACCCATGACATTAAAGCTCATGCTAACACGAGTCACGTCACTCTTAAAAGGATATACTGTGTGTTTTAGGCCTGCATGGAATAATAAAAAGTCTCCTGTCTTAGGTATAATTTTATGTGTTCCATTTACGCCTGTTACGTCTGGGCCATATACAAATTCAATTTGGCCTGGACAATTCATATTTGTGTCTTTTGTATATTCTTCGTTTTCAATTTCTTCTGGTACATTAATATAAACTACACTACTAATCATACCACTATGGCTATGTATTGGATTAAATTCATTTGCAGTTTGAAAGTTAATCCAAGGGCCTGTTCCTAAATTAAAATGTTTATTATCAAATTCTTCCTCTGGCATATTGTCATTAATCAAATGACTTCTAAATCTTTCGTTTTCAAATTTTAAATATTTTCTAATGTGCGGTTCTACAAGTGTCATAAATTCTTCTTGTTCAGCTATAATGCCAAGTTGATCTTTTATGTTTCCTGCTAGATCAGATCCAACATTTTGTCTGGCTTCGTAAGTCTTATCAGCTACTTCTTGAAGATACATTACTTCTAAAGCAGTTAACTTGCCATGATATATAGTTGGACCAAATGGCCTTATAAACTCAGACATTAGTGTTTCGTAGGTCCTTTCATCTCCTGTACATCACCGCGACCTAAAAATATAGCCTCCATGATGTCTTCGTAGTCTTCTGGGTTTAGTGCTGTCTTATAAATTTTTATTGCCTGAGCACACATTACACCTGCAATTTCTAATGGATCATAAAGAGTATCTTTGTCAGATAACATTTCGTTAACTTTAGACTCAATAATTCTATATGCTTCTTCTGTTCTATCTTGTGTCATATTTTTATCCTACTTGTATATGAATGGGTCCTTTTTCTGTAACTCTTTGATTCTCTTCTTGAACTTTCTACGTTCCTTCCAATTTTCAAAGTAGCCTTTGATTTTGGCCCATAAGTTTTTTAACCAAACCATTTCTTGCTCCTTAATTTAATTTTTAATTCTGAATCTTCTGTACTAGAAACTATTGTGTGTAGTGTGTACATTCTGCCATACTTGATTACTGCGTCATTAACATCTTTAACGTCATCACTCCAATCTGGCATACTTACTGACCAACCTAATTCAATTGCTTGTTCCATTAATTTATTTCCGTTATCATCACGATCCGGAACTAGTATTACTTTCTTATTTAACGCATTTATGGCCAAGGCCTGTTGATCTTTGACTTCGCTACCTAGTAGTGCAACACCGTCAACACCAATAGCATCAAACGGTCCTTCTACTACAATACAAAAGATTCTTTTATAATTCTGTGCATCTAAATTAAACACATAGCCTGGTTGTTGTTCACTCATATACTTTGGACTTCCATCATTAACTTTACGTGCGGTCCAACCTACAATCCTACGTTTGTTGTTATCAAAATCTCTATGATAAAATGGAACTATGAGTCTGTCCTTGTAACCAATCTTAGGTGTCCAATGAAAGTTATAGTCGTCTAAATATATTTGTCTAGACTTCATATATTCTAAAACTTTAATTAAATTTTCATCAACACCAGTTGGTTCTAGTGCCTGCCAATCATCCCATTGGTTAATTGGTCTTGCACCTTCGGGCAAGTCTTTGTCGACGAACTTTGGAAGTTCTACAATAGTTTCTTTGAAACCTTTTGTCTCATTGAACTGTAAAACTGCCAAAGCCAATTTAGTAATTGTTTCGTCTGAAGCACCTAGCCATTGCAACAATAATTTCATCTTGCCAGATAGCTTACGGCCTGTCTGCCAAGAAGCTTTGAATCCACAGTTAAAACAATGATAGCTTACTCCGTCTTGGGTTTGGTTCTTAATTAATCCTCCACGTTGTCTTTGGTCTTGAGTAGTCCCATTGTGATGACAGCATGGAGCATTGAACGAAGTCCAACCAGATGGAGTTGTTTTCCGTTTACTGGGAAGGTGGGCAATTATCGTATCATAAACTAGACTACTCATACTATTATTATAGTATAAAATGTCTACAAAGTCAACTAGTTTCTTACCAGAACTTTATCTATTGTGCCGTTTGTTTTTTTATATTGGACACGTAAATGATTATACACACCGTTGAAGTTTATATACTTTGGAGTGCTAGGATTGGATAAAGATAATGTTCCAATAGTTCCCCAATATGTACTTCCTGATACTGTGTTGTCCAATGTTGCTTGTATCAAAACATCGCCACTGAAGTCAGTTGAATAAACTGCCGCGGTATGTAATGCTTCGTTACCATTTTTAGCCGGCTCGGCTGTGATTGTTTCACTTACATAAACGTCTGTACCTACGCCTGTTTCAGTGAACGTTTTGATGTTGTATGTGTCTGCTGGACCAGGAAAAGCATCACCTTCAACTTTAATTGTACCTTGTGCACCATATTGACTATCTGCATACGTCAAGGTTTTGTCTCCACTAGTTGCAACCATGTAAACATTGTAGCTACAAAATTGTCCTTGTACGTTTAAAAGATCATTCTCAGTTACTGTTACTGTGAACTGTCCTTTATAACTTGGTGTTGATGTTTCTTTAATAGTTCCGTCACGTTCAACGATCATCTTATTGTTTGCGTCGAACATAACAAACTTAGGCGTGTAAGTGTTAAGTATGCTTACAGGCTTCTGGTCTGGGTTCTTAATCTCAAAGGTTAAGACATTATCTATACCTCTGTAGACTTTCATTGTTCTCTGGTACACTGGTCTATACTCCGTTATGTTATTAGTCAGATCTGCTATCAGTACTGACTTATTGGTTGCTAAATATCGATATGTTAACTGCATACACATATTTATCGAGATCATGTTACTAAAAGATATAGAAACAAATTTCCCCTTTTTAAGCATCGTACAGTACGGTGGCAACGAGTATGTTGGTATTATAAACAACCAGGATAACTTCGTTACAAGTATGTACGTATACACTATGCTACGTACAGATGAGGAGAAGAAACACTTCATAGACATGGGCGAAGTATGGTGGTTTGAAAGCAATCGTACAATACCTATTAGCATATTCCTTCCTAAAGAGTTTGACCTGTTTAGACATTGTCTAGTTACTATGAACAGCAAGGACGTTAAGGTTACAACTGGTCCTGTAGTAAACATAGGTAACTTGTCAATTAAACGTATTAAACGTAAGAGTGTACAATTGATGAGAAAGCCCAAGGAGAAATGAAACACAAAAGACCCGAGGGATTCGGAGATAGATGTGCGTTATTTTTTACAATGCGTTTGCGTTGGATAGCAGATACTTTTTTTGCTAAACGTTATGGACATAGAGCAGTAGTATTAGAAACTGTAGCTGGAGTTCCTGGCATGGTTGCAGGTATGTGGAATCATTTGCGTAGCTTAAGAAAAATGAAACCAGATGATAGAGGTTGGATTAAAACACTATTAGCAGAAGCAGAAAATGAACGTATGCACTTAATGATATTCATTGAGATTGCAAAACCTAATTGGTTTGAACGTTGGATGATCATTACTGCACAATTTTTATTCTGGCACTTCTATATGTTCTTGTACATTTTCTTTCCAACAGTTGCACATAGAATGGTAGGCTATTTTGAGGAACAAGCAGTAATAAGTTATACAAGTTATTTAAAAGCTATTGAACTTGGAAAGATAGAAAACATAGACGCACCAGAGATTGCAAAAAATTATTACGGATTAAAAGAAGATGCAAAGTTACGTGATGTAGTTATTGCGGTGAGAGAAGATGAAAGAGGCCATGCACAAGAGAATCATAAGATGGCAGACATATTAAAGGAAGAGAAATGAAACTAGTTGTAGCAGGTTGTAGCTTTTCAGACTACATGGAAAAAAATAGTTATACATACGGAGAACAGTTAGCCGCGTTCTTAGGTAGGAAGTATGTACATGAGGGCGCCGGCTCAGGATCCAATTGGCGTATATGGCGTACAGTTGGAAACATGGTATACAATAGTACACTAGACGTTAATGATATATTAATCGTGCAATATACTAATACTGAAAGACAAGAGTTTTGGTCTCAATATTCACCAGACAGACCTATAGTTATTAATGGCAAGAAACGTAGACCTTTACGTGAAGAAGGTCCAGAAGATGGTAGTATCATTAGATATAAAATGAAAGCACATACTTGGTTGAACAAACCTTATCCTAAGGAAGGTAAGTTTGTAAAACAATATGAAGAAAGACACGTGTCAGAAGAATTCAGTAAGCAACAATTTACAGCACACCATACAATGTTTATGTCTATGTTACGTGACAAGAAGATAAAGACTGTCTTCTTACGTAGTCGAATAAATCCATTCTTTGAATTAGATCAGGACCATGAATTTAATTCTTACAAAGAAGCAGATGAAGATTTATTTAATGAAGCACATTATTACGAAGAAGATGATTCAAGTCATCTAAATGACAAAGGTCATTATAACCTTGCAAGAAAACTTAATACACATATTAGAGAATTAGGTTGGAAATAATTACTTACGTAGTTTTTTAACTAGCAGTGGTAAGTAAACGCATACTGCAACCATACCCCAAAAGATTCCTAATACTGTTGCATATAATTTCCAATTAGAAAAATCTAACAGTATTCCTAAACTGACACCACCTATCCATACGTAGTCAAGTGTTGCGTGGAACTTCTTCCACTTCGTACCATACGTTGCAATAAGATGATCTCTTTTGTTAGCGAACCAAGGGTGTACGTGTCGCATTATGACGAAACCTTCATTCAACACCATCACGGTGAATCCTATCCAGAATATCATTTGTACCTCTTCGGACTTAACTTGGGTCTATAGTGTTGTGCTTTGAATAAGCTGTTGTGAATAAACTGAGTCACTTTGTTGTGCATTGATCGATGGTCGCCTACCAACACTTCCATTTCATAATCTTCTCTCTTGAAAGGGATCACTTGACATATAGGCATACCGTATTCAAATGTTATTTCTTCACCCATAGGTGCAGTAAAGAAACTATTAATGTGTGCTTCATGATATAAATCTGTATCTATTATACCATTCATTATTTCTAAATTTTTGTGCTTGTTATAATAAGGTGCAACAAACATACAACTATATCCTGGAGGTGTTTTCACATACCAGGGATTCATAAACTTAAAACTACCATTAAATGTATCAGGACCAAACGGATAAGCATCCATCTGTTCCATAGGGTGTGTACTAGCACCAAACATACTTTGTTGTCCGCCTGGCATTCTCCATCTGATACCTTGTGGCTGTTCTTGTGTGCCTGGTACACGTACTACTTTGTAGTCACTCCATAAAGGAATAATGTAGCCTTGATTAAGAACATCTAGTATACCTGGACAACTTTTTACAGTCTTAGGTCCACCTCTATCAATAAGTTCCTGCGACATTTGTACTTCAGGAGTCTTTTGTTTCTTAAACCATTCAGGCCAAAACTTACTTGCTGGTACAGGTGGCAAACTTTCTTTAAGTTCTTCAAAGTGTGTAAAAAATGTAACTTTAGTTGTTTTCATATAGTTGTTCACATATTAGATTCATCTGCACCACTATTGCGTGTGCGTATGCGACTGCGTGTGCTTTCTTAAAGAAGTATTCACCACTACTTGGCTTTGTCCAAACTTCCTTGTGTATGTCCTCCCAAGAGCTGTCTTGCAGATATCTCTTTGCGGGTCTTATTATCGCCAGTGTCGCCGCTAGTTCCAATATCGTTTTCGGTTTCAGTTTTTTTAGTAGGGAGCTGTGTTCTCCTACGTGAAATAATTTGCTTGTGAATTCTGCTTCTGTGAGTAAATCCCATAATGGTTCCTTTGTCATAAGTTTAGTAAGATGCTCTTCATCTTTTATATCTTTATACAGACTAACATTAAGAAAGTCTAGTTTAAAGTATCCCCTGTCTTCTGCCGTCTTATGATCTAAAGTAGATAACATATCAACAGGATTGTGCGGAACTTCCGTTACATATACTCCTGTGTTATGTTTCTTTTTTGTATCTAACCTTGCCACACGATGCTTTAACTTGTTAAGTATAACATCTCTATCTGCAAAGTCTATATCTATATCTGGCATTATAATCCTGCTTCTTTAACAATCTCTTTTACTAATTCAACATCTGCTACGCCTCTTTTAAAACGCATAGCCCAATGATTAGGATTCATTACATGATATACAATCTGTAGTTGCTCATCATTAAATTTACCTAACATCTCTTTTCCACTTTTACAATTTAATATTAACCATGGACTTACTTTTCCATCTTTGATATCTTGTGTTGCTCTATTCAAACTACAATAGTTGAAGTAGTCTTGCCATCTAGCTTCTTTATCTTCACCCCAATCCATCATTGTTTTTACACTACGTTCAAGTGCAGTTTCAACACTTTCCTTTAATATCAAGTCTAGTGCATAACGTTCATACATTTCTTCTCTGCACCAATGATCTAATCTTACTCCGCTTGTTACAACATAGTCTACATACTTCTCTGGATATAGTGGACGCACATTGTTTACAAATGATCCAAACTTTACAAATGCGTTGTAGTATGGACTATCACAAAACTGTTCATACGTTTTATTCTCTTTTGCTTTCTGACATAGCTTATAAAATCTATTGAAAGTCAAATAGCCAAGCTGTACACGTTTCTCATCTTTTTGAAAGTGTCTACGTTTCTTTTCACACATATGAACTGCAAGAGTTTTTTCTCTAGTAAAACTTGCACCACAATAAGGACAAGTAAATGGTTTAGAGCTTGACATCTTTTTTATCCATCCCGAGGTCTTCGGCGTATTGTTTAAGTTCTTTTGTTGTAGATAATTTAGCAAGTAAGTCTACCTCATCTTCTTTCATGTTAGGAAACATATCTTTTAAAAACTTTATGATCTTTGCATCACCACTCTTTTGTTTTAGTCCTTGCCAAACGTGTTGTTTGCTAGAACTTTTTGCATTGTGTAGTGTGCATAGCAACTGCCATTGTAGTTTAGGATGTCTTGTTCCTAGTATGTTCCAATTCTTGTTATAGTTTTCATTAGTTAGTAATACAGCCAATTCTTTTGCTTCTCTTGTACCTGCAACAGAACTAGCATAACGATTCAATAACCAAAAGTTAAGTTCTTTCCGTTCTTCTTCTGTCCACTCATCAAATGCACCTTTGCCATTCATATCCATGGCCATAAAGATCTCATTCAGCGGTAATTTTCTTTTCGGCTTCATCTTTTATAGTATACCATATTGTAAACAATTTGTCAAGTGATTTTTTGAGTGTAGGATAGTCTTTTGATGCTTTCATCATTTCTTCAAATTCCCAATGGTCAAAAAGTTCCATTTGTTTTGGTGAACCTCCTACTTCCCATCTTGGTATTTTATTATGTGGTGGATCTCTGTATCTTGCATAAACAGTATCGTCAACTCTTTCGTAAATTAATTTTGCCCCTGGTATTAGATTGCCCATTGTAAATCCTTTAAGTTAACAAAGGCCCCGTAGGGCCTTTGTAGTTAATTATTATGCTACTGCAAAGTATAAAACACTAACAGCCGCGATTGCTAATGAACCGCCATTTAAATCTGCGTGTTTGCCACTTACTGCTTTAATGATAACGTATGCAATAAAGCCAAGTGCTATACCATATGCAATACTAAAAGTTAACGGCATAATGATTGCCGCCAGTACTGCTGGTGCGTATTCACTTACATCTTCCCATTCGATATCTTTAAGATTACGTAAGAAATATGTTGCGATGAATACTAAAGCAGGAGCCGTTGCAAATGCTGGAATGCTCTGCGCCAATGGTGCAAAGAATAAACATAGTGCAAACAATACGGCAACTGTTACTGCCGTTAGTCCTGTCTTACCACCTTCTTTAATACCAGCACCAGACTCAATGTATGATGTAGTATTTGAAGTACCTGCTAATGCTCCAACTGATGTAGCAACAGAGTCAGCCAATAAAGCTCTGTCGATTCCTTCGACTTCGCCATTCTTATCAACCTTACCTGTTAAGTTAGCAACACTTGTAAGTGTTCCTGCCGTATCAAAGAAGTCTACAAATAAAAATGCAAATGCAGTTCCAATGAAACCAGCTGTCGCTATTAAACTAAAGTCCATGCTAAATGCGTGACTTGGGTTAGGAATGCTACCAACAACACCGCCGATTTCTGAAATACCAAAAATCCATGCAATGATACTTGTTGCTAATATACCTATAATAATTGCACCTGGGATACCACGTTTATCTGCAATGGCCATAATAGCAAAACCAAGTCCTGCTAATAATACTGGCCAGCTTGAAATATCTCCAAGTCCAACTAATGTCGCCGGGTTATCTACAACAACCCCAGCATTCTTCAAACCAATGATAGCAAGGAACAAACCTATACCTGCTCCTACACCGAGTTTCATTGACTTGGGAATACTATTGATGATGTATTTCCTAGCAGGTGTTACACTTAAACCAATGAACACTAAACCTGCAATGAATACAGCCGCTAGTGCCTGTTGATAAGTGTAGCCCATTCCAAAGACAACACCAAATGCAAAAAAGGCATTTAGTCCCATTCCTGGTGCTAGTGCTACAGGCCATTTGGCCCAAAGTCCCATAATTAGTGTACCTACCACAGCCGCAATAATGGTTGCAGTAAATACGGCACCGAACTCCATACCGGTACCTTCTGTTGACAATATAGCAGGGTTTACAACCGTGATATATGCCATAGTTAGAAAGGTAGCCAATCCTGCCATAACTTCCGTTCTGACTGAACTGCCTTTAGGTAAACTAAAAAAGTTACCAACACTTTCTGAAAGTGATTTGAACATCCTGTTCCTCCTCTTTTATTGTTGTACTTTCGTACCGGCTGTGCGTCTAACTATGTCATCATGGTTAAACTCTGCCCAGTACAATTCAAAGGCAACACCGTCTTCGATACCTTCGAACTGATGAACCTTACCAGGCTTAACCTGAGTAAAGTCACCAGGGCCAAGAATAGTTTCGTCAACTAATCCTTGGTCTTCTTGCCAAACACGAACAAGCATCTTGCCCGATTCAACAAAAAATCCATTCCATTTAAATTTATGTTCATGCTCTGAACATTTGAATCCTTTTTTATATTGTATACGATGAAATTCTAAAACACCATTTGCATGGATAAGTTTTGTTTCACCCCAAATTTTTCCTGCTTTCATAATTACTCCTAATCTTGAAATGCAAATAACTTCTCAACAATATGTCCGTCAATGTTTACATAACGTCTTATATGTGAGGGATTGTTTCTTGGTGTTACACCATGTAAGCTATCTACTGAATTTAAAAAGCAAACCATAGTGTTGCGTTTATAAGGTATGTGATCAACAGCTTTAATATCTTCTGGTACTGCTTCACGTCCTGTTACTCTACGCCATTGTTTGCCTGCTGTGTTTCTATAAATGTTTAGTCCACCGTCTTCACCTTTGTCTTCTGGCTTCTTAAAATAAAACAAACAAGCAAATAATTCTTTTGATTGATCTACGTGTGGTGTACGTATGTGTTTGTGATCAATTGCATTCATAACAAATTGTAATTCCATTCTTACTGTAGATCCTACAGGAGCTCTCCTAGGACTAACGTCCGACCGTATATACTTTGTGTATAGGTCTTCTGCAAATCTACCTTTAGGATATAAGTCAGTCATTGGTACTCTAAATGCACGAATAAGCTCATCTTTATATTCTTTGCTTGTATGATATGCGGCAAAGTCACGCCATAATGGAGTTACTACGTTCTCGTAATCAAACTCATGTTGCATATATCTCATTGTGCCAAAGCCATGTGTTTGTCCTTTAGTACAATGTTGCTCTGGATATTCTGCTTCTAGCCTTTCATATAAGTCCCAGGGTAATACCTCTGGAATGTATATGTACGGAAACGGATTCGTCTTCAACATAGAAGGTTTGAAATTTTGTAATACACTTAATTGGTTGTTCATTTATATCTTTCACTTATCTCATCGCTGGTGATGTTATCTCCCGCATACAATTCTTGTTGTGGGATCTGAAATTCGTTGTTATTATTTTTCTTCATAATAGCAACTACCATAGGATCACGTTCCCAAGTATCTAATTGGAAGTCGTTCCTATAACCTTTATATCTTCTTAATGCAGTTACTTTGCACTTCTCTATTCTTTGTCCGTCACTTGTTCCTATCCATAGTGCTAACAAATTGTAATCATTTTGATTAGCTAGACAAGGATATAAGTTAGGCTGTGTATTAAAGAAGCCATGATCAACCCAACGATAAAAAGGAAGTACGTGAATCATATATCCGCCTACCTTTGTTAAGTCGTGCATATTTTTATATACTGTATATTGATTGAATACGTGTTCTCCTGTACCATTGTTAGTAACAAGATCAAACTGTTTAGTATAATTGTATTGTTTGCTGATGTCAGTGTTTAGATCCATTGCTATTGCATCTTTTTCTGTGTTAACATCAATAGCAACATATTCTTTAAATCCTAATGCAAGGAAAAAATCTTTTGTAGATGTAATAGTTTGATTGTGTATGTTTAGTCTATTGAACATAGTAGCTCTAGACTTATTGTTCTTAATACGTTGGTTACCAAGTTCACAAACAGTAGGTTCGCCTTTGGCTCTTAGATCATCTACCACAGTATCAATAGCAGTTGTAATGAGATTAGTAAAAGACATCTACTTCTCCAATACAACAATATACTTGTTGTTAGGGTGAACTTTTCCTCTTTTATCAGTTCTTGTTTTTTCTACAAATTCATGATGAACAAACTTTATGCCAGGCATATTCTTTTCAATCTTATCCTTCCACCAACCAGGTGTTTCAACAATCAAGTGTGCATTACGTCCGTCCGGTAAAAACTTTTTAGCTGGACTTGTAGCAATAATTAGAAATGCGTTTTTACTAAATGTTTCGTAGATATCTTTTAATACGTTGTCAAGAAAGACAGGTTCGATATGTTCTAAAACGTCAGTACTAATAAGCATATCAAATGGTCCAGGCTGTCTTTCTTGAAATGCAGGATGTCCTGGATCCCACCCTACTGCATTAATATCTTTGTAATTTTCTTTGAGTGCTTGTACCACTCCGCCCTTACCACAACCATAATCAAATATTGATTGAGGCTTAAATTCTTTTAACCATTTTTCAATTGCCTTTAGTCCTTTTGCATCTCCAAAAGATGCTTTTTCATCGTGTAACTGCGACAACTGATGAACGTATTCTTCACTAATCGTTTTCATTCAATCTACCTTCCTGACGTTTTTTATTTCTAATCGACTTGCCATAACTACCAACGGCAGATATGTTAGTTGTATTTAATCTATTCATTTCTGCATCACTCACGAGCTGGCATTTAACTTCGATTGGTTTGTCTGACATTGGAATTAATTGCAACCAAGGATCGCCTGTATTGATTTTACAACTTGTACCATACTTAATCATTATGTTGTTAAGTACTGCGTGTTGGTGTTTATATTCTATGACACCCGGTACACCCCAATATGCAAGTGGATCTTTTTGGTGCCATTCCGGTTTTATCCACACCCATTTAACACCTGTGGATTCTTTTATTAGCCAAGGACTACCTACCTTAACGTGTGCATAATTTGGTTTATGAAAATCCCAATCTTGTTTATCATGTGGTAGTAATGCAGTATGTTCTGGAAACACTCTTTGATCCAATTTACCATATTGGTCACAATCTAAATGCAGTTCACACCAGCTAGGAAAGATAACACCTTCTCTTAATATATCATTAATAGCAGGACATTGTTTCATGCTACTAATTGGTACAGGACTACCGTGAGTGTATAAATTTGTTTCTGTCCTACTAGGTGGTAAACTTTTCCACCATTCAGGAATAAAGTTTCTTGCCAACGTAGGTTGACACTGATCCATTACGTATTGTTGGTTAGTATAAACTTCTAATATTATTTTATCAGATGAGTAATCCATAATCTATTGTTTCACTTTGTCTACTAATATCTTTTATAAACCAAGCACATTGTGGTTCTTTACCGTCAGTAATTGGCACACCAAGTAGTTGTCCGTTTTTAGTTTTTGGGAAGTACCATTTCATATCATTATAAAAATTAGTAATCTTTACTTCTCCCCAATTCATAGTGTAGCTTGATAAGGGATTGAAAAGAAATGCTTCAAAGCCTCTGTCATTCAAACTAGTTAAAGGTAGCACTTCAATATCTCCTCCACCTTCACTATCGCCTACTGCTAGATTCCAATCTACAGGCATTGTAATTTCTTTGCCGTTTATTTCTAATACCATTGCGGGTGCATTAAAACTTTCTAGGAAAATTAAAGGCATAAAATAAAAGTCTGGCTCTTTAGGATTGCTATTGTCTAGCACACTAAAGCGGACGTCTTCTGTTAGTTCCTCTGGCAAGTTATTCAGATGAAACGTTTCGTTATCTAAGGTTAATATTCTCATTTGCGTTTTTTATCCATTATTTGTTTAGGCGTAAGTTTGCCTGTATCGGGATCAAGTTTTGCTAGTCTACAACTAAACAAATTCTTAGGCCCTTTACTTGTTACTATAACGGGTTGACCTTTTGCATCTATCTGTATGTCTTTGATCTTAGCACTTACATTTCTAAAACGTCCTACTTGTACTTCATCGCCGACATTTATTTCTACTGTAAATTTTTTCATGACCAGTCAACCTTTTCTAAGGTGAAAGGATACTCTGCTTCTTTGTAAAACTTTTTACGAGCTGTGAGGTGCCTCTTCGCATATTTGCACGAACTAGTTAAGTCCCATATTTGTACGAAGTCCTTGTCTTCGGCTTTTCTTATGCCTCTACCTATTGATTGTATTACTCTTACAAAACTCTTGCCAGGCTCGATAAGTACGAGATTGAAAATGCGAGGAATATTGATCCCCACACTAGCGACTCCATATGTTGCGATAAGAACTTTGTTATCGGCTTCTTTAATTTCATCATATTGCTCTTTACGATCTTTTAATTTAACATCACCTTTAATAAAAACAGAATCAGGTATTGCTTCGCGGAGTTGTTCTCCTGCACTAATTCTATCTACAAGTATTAGGGTGTTGCCACTATCCTTAATGCCGTTACACATCTTGGCCAAGTATTTAACTCTTTCCTTGTTTGTTACAAGATATTTGAGCTCTTCTTGATAAGAGTTGTATACATTTGTATCAAGCAGTTGTACAACGTTAACATGACACTTAGACAGTACGCCTTTGTCTTGTAATTCTTTTGCACTGATTTGATTAATGACAGGACCTATACTTGCAAGTATGCTTTGAAATTCAAACTGTTCTTTAGGTATAGTTCCTGTTAAGCCCCAACGTATGGGTGCGTTTTTTAAATTTTGTGTTAGTAATTTTTTTAATACATCTGCCTTTGCTTGGTGTACTTCATCTATTATTATTGTTTGCACACCATCTAAAAATTCAGCTAGTGTTAGTTTTGCCTCTCCGTCTTTTGTTTTCTTGTCAAGTATGTTTAAACTTTGCCAAGTACAAATTGTATGTGTTTTGCCTAGTTCTTTTCTGTCTCCAAAGTATACGCCGACATCTAATCCGACGTTTACATAATCTTCTTCTGTTTGTGTTACAAGTGATTTGTTTGGTACAATAACAAGTGTTCTACCTATCTTTTCGCATAAGTGCGATAGTGTAGCAGTAATAATTGTTTTACCTGCACCAGTGGCAACCTCTTGTAAACATTGTGGATTATCAATAAATTTATTAATAGTTTCAACTTGATAATCACGCAACACTATTGGTTCACCTTCTGCTGGGTGACCTTTAGGCCAAGTTTTACCTGCCCAATAATTTTCGTCTATGATGTCAAATGTAAGATCATGTTTCTCTCTTTTATCTTCTATCTCTGCAATTTCAACACCTGCGTCAACAAGTGTGTTTACAATGATATCAAGATGATTAACGTAACCACTACCACCAATTCCGAAAAAAGCCACAGTTCCATCCCATCTCCCTAGTTTATATTGAGGAAGGTAACGTGCATAGGGCACCTGGAACTTTAGCTTGTTAGCTATCTTACGTCTGTATTCAACAGGTAAATTTTCTACCTTGACGTTAACTTCATCTTGTATTATTATTCTACAACTTACCATTATATTATATCTGCCTTCATATATCCATAACTATAATGAGGACTTGCATCTTCATCATATTGTATAATAAGATCATGACTACTCACATAACTTTCAATGTTATTAGCAACTTTTTTACTGCCTATTGTGAGAATGCCTTTTGGTCTAAAGCCCGACTTCATTAAGGGTTTAGGAATCTTATTATTACTAATATACACTATTTTTGTGTTTTTGTCAACTATATTATTTAATCCCTGGGCCTTGACATATTGGTTAAATTGCATAGCTTCATTTCCTAACTTGCTATCCAATCTAAACATAACGGACATTTGTTCCTTTGGTATGTAGTTTCTAAGCAAGTTATGATACAAAGTAACTTCACTGTAACCTTGTTTGGCATCAATAAGAATTAAAAGAGGATATCTTTCTAATTCATCAAGAGATTTGAGTACTGTTGCCATATCCCATTTCTTTTTATCTACACAAATAAGACTGGTTTTACGATTTATAATTGCTTTAGTTAAAGTTTCTCTGTCAGCCATACTTTGTACTAATGCACTATCGTCAAAGTAATTTAATCCGTAATAATATCTTCTGTCATAAAATTTATACAAGTTATTATAATTAGGTTCACCTAAGTCTTCAAACATATTGTCTACTGCCTTAGTAGGTAAATTTTTAAATTTAAAATTGTATATGCCTGGTATGTAGTCTTGTGGATTTTGTTCAAACACTTCTAACTGCTTGTACAATTCTAATATCTCATCTTGTATTTCAAACTTTGCATCTGTAAATTTTTTGCTTAGGTTTACAAGTTTCCATATATACTTTTCTTTTTGTGGAAAGTAATGTGTGTGCTTGTCGTAAAAGTATTCTTTATCACTTGCATTTTTTAATTCATCTAAATGCTTGATTACTTTTTTGTTAAAAGGAAATCTAATAGCAATCATTTTTTCGCCTTTGTATTCAACAAACTTGATCCAATGGCTACTGTCTATTTTACGTAAAGGAAATCTTAATTTTTCTACTGCTTCTTTTAAATCTATTTCGTGTGCGTCAAATTGATCTGTATAGTATTCTACTAACAGTTTTTTTACTAGAGCATATTGTTTTGCAGTAAGAGCCGTGCCTCTAAAGACTTGTTTAGCAATACTAAACATAATATTAGCATTGTCTTCATGTAATGTAAAGTTCTGTATTTTGGACAGCTCTTTAACACTACTATACTTTAGTTCGCTGATACCAGCAACTATTTCTAGGCAGTCTTCTGTGTTTAGTGCTTTTTTAGATATGGGTCTAGTGTGCATCGTATTATTATACGATATTATAGGTAAGAAGTCAAGCGATTTAGTGGTTTTCCTTGTGCAATTTCTTCCAATGTCCACTCAGTATATGCAATATCATTGAGCCATTGTGTTCTGTCAGGACGTTTTGGCATACCTATTGTGTTGAGATCTTCGTTGCCTACGTCATATGCTAAACTGCTAGGACCAACAAATACAGGTACACCGTTCATTACTGCCTCGGTAGCAGGATTGCTTGACCAGTTGACTACTGCATACGCACCAGTGCAATCAAAGTCAAAGTCATCATATGTGTCTTTTATTTGGTTAGGTTGTTCACGTTTAACGTTTGTAAACTCGTGTTCTATGCCTACTACAGGACAACGTGGGTGTGGTCGCCACACAATGTCCATGTCAGTTCTTTTTCTAATTGTATCTATTGTGTTCAGCAACCAGGTTGACATACTAGGCATATCTTTCCATTGATTGCTTTTGTCATGTTGACCGCAAATAATAATTTTGTTACCACCTAATGACCAAGGCTTTAGTTTTAGTCCTAGTTCGTTAGCACGTTCAGGTCCATTGCCCATAGGACCAAACTCTGCATCTCTGTTGATACCATTGATAGCTACTTTCCAGGTCGTGCCTCTTTTAAGGCCACCTACTTCTAGTACTATAACTTTTTTATTATGTGCGTGGAAGTCTAGCCAGACTTTTTCGTTTCCAGCCATTCTGCCATTCCAAAGGACAGACCAAATAACAGCAACATCACTATTATAGTCATTATCAACAACGGTATGGCCAGCACCAGTAAGACTATTTGCAAAAGCGTCAAAAACGGGTTTACTATTTTGTGCACCATGCTCCCTGAATAAACTAAATTTCATTCCAATAAGTTTCGTTACGTGGTTGTAGTAAATCTCTTTTCCTACTACGACCTTCTGTCTTTCTAACTCCCTTCAAGTGGTCAAAGTATTTACCAAGCTCACAGTTTATTAAAGGGTGACCTTCGCCATTAACTAAATGTCCACTAAAGTCTTTTACGTTAGGATATTGTACTTGTATTTTCTTTAGTACTTCCCAGAATACATAACTATCATGCCATTCTTCCATCAAGAAGATGCCTTGTTCAGCTTCATCGTATACACGTTGAAACTCTTTTAGAAAAGCATCAGCACCTGGGCTACGTAAAGTTAATCCGTAGAATCCGCACTCTGGCCATTTTTTATTTCTACCTAAGTAGTGTAGCCATGCTTGTGGTGGTACTAATAATCTAAATTCTCCATATGTAATAGGACTATGCACATAAGTATCTGCGTCCATCCATACTAATATATCTGTATCATCTTTCTTTGCTTCGTGAAATACAGCATAAACTTTATTAGCAAATCTTACAGCGTCCCATTTAAATTCTTTATGATTATCTCTTGGTCTTCTTTCAGGCCAAGGACATTTACCATTAGCTTTAGGAACTTGTCCCCATATACTTTTAAATTTTTGTAGGTCAGGTAGTGTTGCGTCAGCATCTAATATTTGTATTCTATTATCACCTTGTGGCACAACAGGAATACATTTTTCTGCATACACAACTAATTTAATTTTAGGATCAACCTTCTCTGAAAAACTATCAATAAAACGTTGTCCGTACTGTTCTAGTCCAGGCTGATGAAATGTTGTTACTACAGTTATTCTCATATCTTTAAATACTTCTTCATATGTTGCCAAGCAATACCTTCACGTAAGTCTGAAAAACTCCAATGGCATTGTGCAATCTTTTTGATCCATAAGTCTCTATCAAACGTTTTTAGTCTTGCTATGTCGCTTATTTCTTTATGACAAACTTCTTCTACTTGACTAGCTTGATAGTCTTCACAAATAATTGGTACACCTTCAATAACACTTGCAACCAAAGGACTACTATTAAATCCAATAGTTACGCAACTTTTTGCAAGGTCATGTTCTATCATTGGTTCAAAACTAACACGCACATCTGGTCCTGTGATACCTTTGATATACTCTGGTGCTTTCTTATCTCCAGGGTGTGGTCTTACAATAATTGGTCTAGTTGTGTATTGTCTAATCTCAGCAATCTTGTGATTAGCCCAAGCTACAACATCTTTACCTTTCATACTCCAACCACCATTACGTTGTAAACATAATAGTACGTGTTCACGTTCATTGATTGTCCATTGCTTTACAGTAACGTTTAAGTCACGTGAAATCTTTTTCCATTGTTCATCACCTGGATTATCGTTACAGTATGTTCCTGTATTATTAAACACACCATTAATACTGTATCTTAAATAATGAAAGGGTGCATTTTGTTTTGCTTTATATAAAAAAAGATTACTGTCTGCTGTAATGAATGCTTTGTTACGTGTATTCATTGTAATGTTTCTACGCAAATTAATATGTGGAACGTGAGCACTATTGTCGTGTAAAAAGCCTTGCATAATTGCAACATCACAATCCATCATTTCAAAGCCGTTGTATACTAAACCATTATCACCTGCCATACGCACACCCTCAATAAAATTTTTTATAATATCAAGTTTGTGATTTTCCTTGTTAGGCTTTAGTGCCTTTCCTGGCGGTATTACTTTTGTGTATCCTATTACTCGCACGTCAAAGTCCTCCAAGCATACCCATTTAACATCTCTTCATATGTAAATTGATTATTACTTAGGTATCTACAAAGGAACGTCAACGGTTTTCTTCCGGGGTGTTGTAAAAATTCTATTCTATGTAAACTTGTTTCTGCTATGTCTTGGGCACAGTTTGGACCTAATACAATGGCAGGTTTACCATATACCATTGCCTCAAGTGCCGCTATACTGTTGTATGTTACCATACAATACACATCATCTTCCAATGCTTGTTCCATTGTGTTAACACTTACACGAGCTTCTCTACTTGGCTTCTTACGAACTTCAATAGCTCTACTAGTATGTTTTTTAATTTCTAGTATTGTATTTTGTATCCATTGATCCAAGTCTTCATTAAAATATTTCATTACCTTTTCACTTGGCGGAACAATTAAAACTTTTCTACCTGGTACTGGATCTTTAAACTGTATGCCTAGTTGTTTCCAACGTTCTCCGCCAAACGCATTTGGATTTTGATCTCTATCTGGCATATGAAGATTTTGTAGTGCATTCTTTACAATTCTATGATACGTTTTTTTACCGTTTGGGTTACGTGGACTTGGATTGTTACCTAAGTAACCTGTGTCCATAAAATAAAAATCTTTACCACGTCTAATACATTCTTTAATTATTTTTTGTTTACCTAACCCACGTACAAGGAAAGGTGCAGGGTGATCCCAATAATCATTTACATCATCTGCTCTAATATATTTTCCGCCACTACCTAATGCCATTCCCATAACAAAGGAATCAACAATACCAAACGTACCTTTAACTTTCTTTTCTACTTTCTTAATACCGCTATCAATACAAATAAGTTTAGGATTTTTTACATCTTCAAATACTTTTTGTATGGCATGAATGGCGTGTCTATTACTGCCTATCGCTACTCCATACAATATTGAATCTATTAGTTCTTTCATCTCTGGTGTTAAGTTCCTAGGATCCCACTCGCCATGAGTTTCACTCATTCTTGTTCTCCATCATGCTAGAAAGAACGTTCTTCCATTCTTGATGGTAGTCGCAATTTCTATAATTTTTAAACCATGGTCCGCCTTCTGTATAGTGTAATGCTCTTGGTGTGCCGTCTGTGTACCAACCAACTAGATAGTTCCAGTCCTTAGGTAATTCACCAATCTCACTATCATCTAACCAACTAAATCTATGAAAATACTTTCCATCGTAGTTAGGATTGTTAACCATGTCAACTGTAATTTTTTGATTGCTAGGATGTCCGCAGTTCCATAATACTACACTTGACCAGTTCTTTCTAGGATATTGTGTTTGTACTTGCCCGTCCATCTTTGTGCCTGGTTTAGGTGTGTAGTCATGATGTACACACATAACAGCTTTACTTTCGTCTGCTAATGCAAATAAATTATCTACGTCTTCTAAGAAAATTATATCGCTGTCGATAAACAAAGCCCAGCCTTCATAATTCATTAGATGTGGAATAAGAAAACGTGTAAACGTAAACTCTGTACTTGCAAGTTTATCCTCACCTCTCCAATATAACTTATCATTTCTCATGTCCTTTTGTACTAAAGGAATAACTTTTGTGTTTGGATTATGTTGTAAGATACTGTGTTCGCAAACTTGGTATGCTATATCTTCTCTTGTGTCGTATCCGACAAATACTTTATTACTCATTGTGCTTCTTTCTTGATATAAACTGCTTTACCGTCAATATTATATATCGTTAAAGTATCGCCAAACACCTCATGAAAGGCTTTTTTACTACCTTGCCAACTTCCATAATCGTCCAAAACCATGTATCCTCCAACAACCAATTTAGGCCAAAGTACTTGTAATTCTTTTAATGTTGATTCATACCAATCTGTATCTAATCTTAATAACGCAATTTTTTCTGGTATGTTAGATGGTTCGTTTAGTGTTTGCACAATATCACCTTTAATAAATTTAGTTTGATCCATAGGCATATTAAATTTTTGTAAGTTAGCTTGTACTTCTTGTATTTCTGATCTACACCATTGATCGAAACCACGTTTTGCTTTACCACTGTCTCTAGCATAACCTCTAGTAACGCCATCAGCTTGTAATCTAAAATCGTGTTCGGTTGGCTCTGTCATTCCTTCAAATGTATCAAACAACCAAAACTTTCTTTTTGTTTGTGTGTTGGCTAGGTAGGCACTAATAATTTGTCCACCCTTCCATACACCGCACTCTACTATATCACCTTCTATGTTATTGGCATCTAGCTCTTGCACAGTTACGTATGTGTGTGCTAAACGTCTACCACTAGTCATACTATAGTCTGCAGATTTTAAAACCGCGTCTTTAACTTCCTGTGTAGGATTTTTAAATAAACTAAATTCCATTATCCGCCTCCGAATCCTGTCCAGTTCCATGGATCCTTAAACTTGTCTTCAACTGATTTGTGTGGCCTCACTATACATCTTATACACAATCCTATTAATATCCCAAGTAAAAACCAAGTTGTCATTAACTTCTTTCTATATCTTCTTCAACGCAGTTTTCACCATATTGTATTTCTACAATCTTTACAGGCTTATCTGTTTCGTTGGCTAATTGATGCCATTGTCCTTCATCAATCCTTAATGATTGATGTTTTTTATAAACACCGTGTAGTTCGACATCTGATGATACATTTATTGTATAAACAGTTGCAGTACCTTCAGTTACTAGCCAATACTCTGAACGTTTTTGATGACGTTGCATTGATAGTCTCTTACCAGGATCAACTGTCAATTCCTTGACTTTAGTAGTAGGGCCGTCTTCGTGTAGCACTCTGTAGTACCCCCATTGTCTGTTTGTTTTAGGGTATTTATACTCTTGTAAAATCCAACTGCTAGAATTCTTTTTATCTTCTCCACCTATGCCAAAAACAAATTTTACTTTATCAGACCAAAGTTTCATTTCAGGAATATTTTCTGGTGTTCGATCTCCACCATTAGCAAATATTATTTCGCAGTTATATCCTGATGTAGCCATTAGTTTGAATATTGCACCAGAGGCAGTATCGTCATCGTCTTCCCACGTCAGAACGTCATCTACCATTTTTAAATTACGGATTATTTCTACACGTTCTTTGATTGGCATGAAAGGTTTTCCTTTCTTACGTGTAAGCCATTCGTCACTATTAAGCCCGACGACTAATTTGTCGCCGAGCTTTTTTGCTTCTTTGAAATAAGAAATGTGTCCTGAATGTAGTGGATCGAAGCCACCAGTAACTAATACAACTTTCATAGTTGTATTTAAAACTTATCTAGCTGATGCTTCTACGAATTGGATCATTGTTTCCGGATCAGTACAAGTATAAGGATCATCGTCCTCATCTTTGTGATTAAATCCAGGTTCAACAAATGCTTCTTGTACGATTCCGTTATCTGCATACAACGAATATCTCCAACTTCTATTAGCAAATCCTTTAGCTCTTTTAGTACAAAGCATACCCATTGAGTCAGTAAAGTCTGCATTACCGTCAGCTAATAGTTTTACTTTTTCAATACCAAGGTCTTTAGCCCAAGCATTCATTACAAAGCCATCATTGACTGATACACAGTAAACTTCATCTATTCCAGCCGCCTTAAATCTATCATACATTTCTTCGTATGCAGGTAACTGTTTTTCTGAACACGTAGGTGTAAATGCACCTGGTAAACTAAACAGAACAATTTTTTTACCTTTGAAAAGATCATGTGACATAATTTTTACAAACTCTCCAGCAATTCTTTGAACAAAGTCTGCATTGGGAATCATATCCCACTTCTGAATTTTTTGTCTAGAACCTGGTAGGTCAGTTCTTTCCGCATGGTTAATAGTTTCTCTAACATTACCGCCATATTGTTTGGCAATATTAGTGGGTTGAGTTTCACTCATTTTCATAAAGTTTTATTTCCTTAATTATGTTAATCTGAATTTACAGACTTGCGTCTTCCATTCCTGCAACTCGTAACTTAACTATGTTAGTAAGTTGCCATTGTTTTTGATCTAGTGCCTTTGTTACGCCTAACCATTTATTACGCATTAATGCAAATTCGTTAATTATTTTTTCATAATCAACAACGTCAGCTTCTCCGTCAACATACTTTTCAACGTCTCTGCTAGATAATGCTCGTGCATAATTCTCTAAATACTTCTTAAAAAAACTACTACGTAATCTACGAAGTTCAATATTGAGATATTCTAATATCGCTTCAAGTTCCTGCAACTGATTAAAACGTTGCTCAACAATACCAGGCATCTCTGCCGCGGCCTTTTCTACATTACCTTTAATACGAATTTGACTTTTTGCTTCAATCAATTCGTCTTCAAAATATTGTATTGCCTTTGGGATATTGTTAATATCTTTTGCAATATCAGAATACCAACCCATTAATAATCCTCGTCAATATCATTGTAGTTGTCATCTAAGTCATCTACATCTTCTTCCAAATAATAACCTATGGCTTTATCTAAATCATGATCTGAACCTAAAGCATCTCTAAATGCTTCATCTTCTGTACCAAAGTCTGCACATAAATCTACAAACTTTTCTGCTACAGTATCAATATGCTTTTTGTCCAAATACTCTTTAAATACTTGCCAAGTCTCTACTATCTGTGTACCGTCCATAACAGTTTACTCCTCAGGGTTAATAGTTTCCTCTTCAACAGTATCCGGTTCCTCTGTGGATAACTTATCGAAGTCATTCATAATTATCTCTAACTTCTCACCATCCCAGTCTTTTCGATATTCCAAGTTTTCTTTACCAGTACTGTCCACGTATTTAAGTCTATTACCTTGTTGAGTTAACAGTCCTTTTTTCTCAAACAAGTCAACTAATCCACTGTAAGGATTCATGCCTGTTTCATAAGGAATTTTCACCTGTACGCCTTCAAACGGTTTTGCATATCTAGTTTTCATAACTTTACAACCCGCTCTAATACCACGTACATCTGTTACTTTCTTACCATCTTCATCTTCTTTTAGCTTTAGCTTTTTCATAGCTACAACTATTGAACTTGCATAGATAAATCCTTGACCACCACTGATTTTATCATCTGGATCAAACATATCTTGCGAAGCATAAGTATGGTTTGTACATACTAGTCCTACGTTGTGCGAACCAATCATGTTAACTGTGTTTCTAACAAGTGATGTAAGTGCCTTAGGTTTTCTACCCATATCACCCTTCATATCACCTTTGTTAAATTGATCTACATCTGTAGGAGTTAGTAACATACCTAAACTATCAATAACAAACAACACCTTAGGTCTTTCTTCTTCTGGCATTGCCTTATAGTCTGACATAAACGTACTAATAGTTTTAGCAACGTCATCAATCATTGACATATTAAGTTTAAGTAGTTTTTCTTCTGATGTATCTACGTCTAATGCGTGTAACCAACTTTCATCAAGTGCATTCTCTGAGTCAATAAGAACAACAAAGATACCTTGATCCTGTGCGTGTTTTACAATGTTACCTGCACAAATATATGATTTACCTGCACCAGATTCGCCTGCAAATACTGTTACCTTACCCATTGGCACACCTTTGTTAAAGTCGCCACTAATAAGATAATTGAGTGCATAGTTACCTGTCGAAACCCAATCAGTAGGATCATTAAATCCTGCACTCATACCTGTAATAGATTTCGTTAAGTTTTTTCGAAACTTAGAAACGTCAAATGCTCTGTTAGCCATTGTATCTCCTTAATCCAATATATGGGGTGTGCATTACACACACCCCTATAATATTACTGTTGTCTATTGCGGATCATTGCAAGAATGTCTTCCGCTTTATTGTTATCTGCTGGAGCAGTTGTTGACTCAGTAGTTGGTGCTGGTGCTACTGGTTCCGCAGTTTTTTCTACTGCTGGAGCCGTTTCAGCCGCTGGAGCACTTGGAGTTGGAGTAGTTGCCTTTACAGGATCACCTGTTCTTGCACTTACACCAGCTGGTCTAAAGTATTGACCAAACTGTTCCATATCGTATGCTTCACCGTCAACCGATGCTTCAAACATCTTTTTAATTACTCCTACTTCAACCTCTGAAGGTTTCTTAGGTAAGTAATCGCTCAAGTTAAATAAGCCATGGTCTTCAATAGCTTTGTACTCTGACTCATCTAATGGTCTCTCTCTACGAGCCCAGTTTGATGTTGAGTAGTCTGCATAACCACCTTTTGATGTTTTAGCAATCCTAAAGTCTACACCTGCGGTATAATCTGTAGGCAACTCGTTCATATCTGGATCCATCAATGCTCCTTTAATGATTTGGAAAATTTGTGGACCAATAATAAATCTACGAATTGGATTTGCTGGAGTTGAATCCTCTTTTAAAGGATTATCTGTAACAAAGCCTTGGAATACATATGAACGTTTTTTCCAATACTTACGTCCCATGTCTTCTAAGTTTTTGTCTTTAAACCAACCCCTTACTTCTGAAAGTACTGGGCAAGTTTCCCCATACATTTCCATACAAGGTACTTGTACCTGTACAGGGCGAGAGTCTGTCTCACCTTTGATTCCAGCAAATGGAAGTTTGATCATCAAACGTTCTTGCCAGAAAAATGTATTATTTTCGTCACCGTCAGGTAAGAAACGGACAGTTGATGTCTCGCCTTCCTTTAAGTTCCAAAATGGGTAAATGGCGTTGTCGCCGCCTGTGGAAGTTCCCGATGAGCGGGTTTCCTGTTCTTTTAGTTTTGCACGAATTTCTGCTAATGTAGCCATAATATAAGCCTCCTATAATTTGTTAAGCCTTCGTTGCTTTGTGCCTTAATAGTGTAGCACAGTTTTATATACTACACTAATATACTTATAAAGTCAAGTCTTTGTTTGCCAAAAAAGTGACTTTATGTACTAAACACCTGCTAGGTGTTTAATTCTTTCCATCTCGCGATCTTTTCCTGCCTTAAGTCTTTCGATCATCTTCTCTGCAAATGGTATTGCTCTATCTCCAAACTCTTTTTCACAAGCAGTTATGATAGCGGTTTCACCTTTTGGAAAACTGTTAGTAGTATAGTCATAATGTGATTTGACTAGTTCTTCTAATTTTTCTCCAGGTGATCTATCGTCTTGTTTATCTTTTTCAATGCTACCGTCTGGGTTCATTTTAACATCGATTGTATCATCTGATTCTGCTTTTGGATTAGCATCTGCAAATGATTTTAATTCATCTACTGCATCTGCAAATGTACATTCTTTGTCAACTAAACAACCGTCAATGACTGTTTTACTTCCCCAAACTAAATCTGCATCATCAAAATATACATTTTCTCTGTTCACGTTTGCCGCTTTGGCAAGATGATCAGCTAATTTAATTTGATTCATTGCATCATTAAGTTCTGCCATTTTATCATCTGGGTTTGGCATACTTACCATAGCACCATACTTGTCAAATTTTCTTCCTTGCTCGCCTTCTTTGAATCCTTTTTCTATAGCTTGTTTTGAAAGTTCATGTTTTTTCTTCATCAACTCTTTTTTAAGTTTTTCGTCTTTGTGCGTATTTGGATCCATTTGGATATCTTGTAAGGCTTTTCTTTTAGCCTCATAATCTTCTTTGTCTTTAATTTCTTCTGTAGGTTGTTGCTCCAAATCACCTGTATCAATTTTATTGATAATGCTTGGTGCTTTTGCTTTTACATACTTCACTACTAATGGTCTTACGTCTGTTGTTGATTCCTTTTGTCCTACCTGTTTGAACATATCTAAAAGCATCGGGTCGTCTATGACACCCTTTAAACTCATAACAGCATTGTTACCGTTAACTCCGGCTTGAAATTCTGTTGCCATTAAGCCATTAAGTTTTTTAATCGCGGCTTCTTGGTCTTTGCCTTCGCCGTTAATTAAAGCATCTTCTGTTTCTCCCACTATCATGGATAATTCGTTTTCGAATTCTGCTTCTGGATTATATGCTTCTTCTACTGCATAACCTTCTTTATCCAAAGCATCAATCACTTCATCACGTGGTGCCATTGTGTGTACAATAACTCCACCCTGTCTCATTTCGTCTGGCTCACACTTACATTTGATACCAGCCTTACTACAAGCATATTCCATTTCTTCACAATCTTTTTCTGAAATGCCTCTATCCTCATCGTAGTCGCCATCAATGTAAATTCTATGTGCGTGTGCTTCTGAACCACCTTCATGTCCCATAGCTTCGTCTTGTATTAATTCTTCTTGATGTTTAGCAAGTTCTTCCATTGAATCAAATGGTCCACCTGTTTGTTTACCATTTCTGTAAGAATAAAATTTTCCGTCTTTGTGTACAGCTGACAAACCATATTTGTTCATGCCCATATCACTTGGACCTACTTCTTGGATTTTATTCTTTTCACTTACTAATTTGTTTATGTATGGAAATACACTTTTTAGTTCTTCGTTAAAAGTTCTAATAGTTAATTCATCAATCCAACTGTTTTGTAATTCTTCTGGAACTTCTTCCATTACAACTGGACTGAAATCTTTGATAGCTTCTGCGTAATGACCTGCACGTTGTAATTTCATTACTTCAGTTTTAATTGTATCAAGTCTTTCATTAACTAGGTCCATGTAACCTTTCAAGCCTTCTGCCATTACAGCTGAACGGTTCATGTAAGTTTTAAACTGTCTTAGCTTTGATAATTCTTCGCTGAGTGAAACGATATGTTTACCAAAGTCATCGTATAAATTTCCGCCTTCGCTTACGTGTCTAGCTAAAGCTCTTGCACCATTTAAGTGTCTAAATGGATATTTAAATCTTTCACCATTTTCACTTTCAATGTAAATGCTGTGTACGTGTTGTGTTCTTGCTCCAGGAACTTCCATGTTCACTGGTTGTGTATGTTTTAGTACTAGCCTAGCTTTGTCTACATCTTCGTAACTTGTTCTACTAGTGCCGTACATTTTACTTTCACTCATTGTTTTATCTCCGGCAGTTTTAGTTAAGTGTTGGTAATCTCTTTTATCTAGATTACTTTTTGTTATATCACGTGTATCAAAGTTAAGCATATTTCTCTTTGAAAATACTCTTAGTTCTTTTAAAAAATCGTACCATTGTCCTTTGATGCTATCTGGCTGTTCTGCAACAAATGTATTATTGTATGTTACAGCAACTTCTTTCTCATTTAGTGACACACTTACTTTGCCTAATGAATCTTCTCCTACTTTGTAGTCAAAGTCAAAATAACGTGCTAATTTAGGCTCATCTGTTACAACACCGTTCTCGTCGCCTATTGTAACTGACGGAAATCTGCCTCTAATTTTAGCAAATAGCTGTTCTGATATATTGTCCATATTGCTCATATAACTATTTATCTTATGTTTGTTGAAACAAATATCGGCATTGGCGGTGTAGTATCCTCACCTGTATCTGCTTGATTGAAGGTTTCATACACTCTAGGATCCCAATCTTTTAGTACTGCCATAATACGCATACTCAGTAAACAAGCACTTACTAAATCATCTGTTTCACCTGGTTTAGCTTTAAAACTGCTACCACTAGCAACAAAGGCCTTAAGCTCACTTATTAGTACTTTGCTGTTTACTTGTAGCTTGTCATTTTCAACCATGTTCTTTAATCTAGTACAAGCACTAATTTTAGTACTGTGAGTTGTATTAAATCCTTTTCTAAACTTACGTACATGGCCTTTTCTAATAGGTTCTGATACACACATACCTGGTATATTCTCTTCTCCCATATCTCTAATAACGATTAGAGCACCTTCACCGATGCTGTTGTTTTCTACTGACCAGTATATGTTCTGTCCCTCATTAGAACAACATTCCTTTATGTAATTACAAATGTCTTTAAGTATTCTTATTTGTGCAGGTATTGGTGTAGTGTTATGTCGCCACTCTGCTATTTGTTTGTATGACGGTAATTCAAATACTTGTATCGCGGCATAGTCGCCTCCTGTTCCCATAGCAGGATCAAGTGCAACAACATAAGTGTTAGTGCCGTTAGGTTTACCGTACCAACGTGTTTGTCCCATGTTCATAACAGGATCAACACCTTCTAAACTTGATAACTTAATACTATTGATTAATGTTTCATCATAGACTAAGAATTCACAACCATACTCACGTCTAAATCTTTCTTCACCAATACGTCCTACTTCTGTCTTTGCCCACTCCTCATCTCTGT